TATTTATTTTTTTAATAATATTCATCCTACTTGCCCTCTCTATCTATTCGCATCTGACTGTTTTCAGCATCTATGGAATCTTTCAAGAATACTGGCGGTTCATATGCATCAATAATTTTTAGAGCCTTATCTAACTGATTCCTGGAAAGTGCCTTGTAAGACAGTACATTAAACTGGTACTTTATCTGACGGTATATGTCGCTGTACACCTGTTGCCTTAATGAATTGCTTCGGTATGCAAGGCTATCCTTGCCACCCATTACCTCAACTCCCTTTGCTTTCACGGCATGAGTAACCTTATCCATATCCACGCCAAGCAACGGCATTTCCTGTTTAAAACTCTCAAAATCGTTTGTGAGATTGTCCACTTTTTCATCAATCTCTATTACTGCCTGATTCTGTATCTTAATCATTTCCAGTGCCGTCATTGGTTTCTGAACCGTAATTGATTCTTCCATTTCATGGAAACGATTAATGTACTTTGCTGTAAACTCCGTACCCTTAACTCCTGTCAGTTTGTGTGCAATAAATTCACAGCCTTTCTTTGTGACATAATAGCAAGGTTGCGTTTTATTTTGGCTGTTTTGATATGTACCATCTATAAAGAAATCGGACTGTCCAATATTGGCTTGTCCTAATTGGTCTATATAAGTACGAATATCTCTCAACAATTTGCTATGGTCTTTTCCGACCATTTCAGCTACTTCCATAGAAGTAATCTTCTGTTCAATATTCATTGGCTCTCCTTTCTGTGGTATAATCACCTCAAAGGAGGTGATATTATTGGATAAAAATAATTCTGAAACATTTCAAACATATGACTATGTTAGCTCTGGTACTTATGTTTGCTTGCAATGCGGAGGTCAAAGTCAAAAAGGAATCATAACCGTAAAGCAAGGAGAAATGTTACCAGAATGCAAGGAATGTGGTTATACTTACTGGATTAAGGTAATGTAAACCACCACTTTTCCTCTTCTTTAAGCGTCTGGTCTGTGACTTCGTAATCTTCATTGACCAGATGCTCTACAATGAAAGTCTTTTTGTCAATTACTCCATTTTGACAAATTCTTGAAATATGCAAGTACTTCTTTCCATCTTTAGTGAATGGAATCAATATCATACTTTGCAAATATTTAATTTTTACAAAATGTCTAAATAAAAACTTTTTAATTCTATTCATATTAATTCTTCTCCTTTCTTAAAAGTTAAATATTTTGAACTTCTAAGGTAAAAAAATAATCCTGTATATCTTCCTCAGATAATCCAAGAAGATTAATAGCTGTCAATATTTCGTTCTGCTTCCATGGTCTTTTTCCGTTCATTTTAAGAGATAAAGTCCTTTCAGAACAGCCAAGGGCATTGGCAAAATCATATTGACTACCAAACTTTTCAACAATGCGACCTCGCAATTTGCTGTAATTAAAAGCCATATTTTATTTCTCCTTTCTTTGTTTTTTAGTTCAATGTTTTGAACTATTTGTATAATAGCATCATAGATTTCTTTTGTCAATAAAAAGTTCAAATATTTTTACTTTTAAGTTTTTCATATTGAACTTTTGTTCAAATAGTGATATATTATTTTTAGAAAGGAGGTTAATACAAATGAAAGAAAATACGTCTGATAGGCTAAAAAAAATAATGGAAGAAAGAAAGATAAAACAAGTTGACATTTTGAATATGTCTTTGCCTTATTGTAGAAAGTACAATATTAAGATGAATAAATCAGATATTAGTCAATATGTATCTGGTAAGGTTGAGCCTAGTCAAGAAAAGCTAGTCATTCTAGGAATGGCATTAGATGTTTCAGAAGCATGGTTAATGGGTCTTGATGTTTCACCATTTCGAAGAGGAAAAACCGGAGAAGCTAAAGAAGATGTTGATTTGCTTTGGAAAATTTCATTGTTAGATCAAAGAGATAAAGAAACTATATTAGATATGATAAATGTTATGTTATCTCGAAAAGAAAAGAAGTGAGTTATCCCCACTTCTTTAGAAAAAAAATTATGAATGAATGCAGGTACTCTAAAGTGCCTGCATTTTCTATTGTGCCAATAATTTTATTGATTTCTCTCTTGTAAAATTCTGCATCATTGCCATTATCCCCTGCCATATCCTTACCCTCTCTACAACTATGTAACCCTCTCATGCAATCATCCTCTCTATAATGTTTGTACTAATTATAGAATGTATGTTTGCATATGTCAACAAATAAATCAAACGTCTGTTTGCAATGTTTGGTAATTCGGGCGGCATGAAATGCCACTAACATACCGCCCAGACCAGAACTTGAAGAACCACATTATAGTGGACAAGTTTATTGTACTTCTATAAATGCAAGGATTCAAGAAAATACGTTCGACAAATTTCGACAACACGCTCTAAAAAAGTCGATATCGTGGCTTTTCTTCCCCGAATATCCAGTACCGCAAATAATCGTCCAGGATAATCGCAAGCGTTCCTACGGCTATCCATAACAGGCTGAATGGTAGGCATATCTGCCCTAACAGGTTCAACGGCATATTGCTGTAATCCCATACATTCCACCCTAACCATATATTTACGATAAGACCGCATAGGAACTCTAACAGGGTGATTACTGTCGCAACCTTTATTGATTGCAGGATAAGTGGATAATCCCAGTCTGTATGTTCGTTCTGTTCTCCTGCATACAGGAAACAAAGACCGCCCAACAGAAACATTGTCCAATGGCTACGACCACGGTACAGCAGTTCAATCATTACGTAGAGAAAGCCACCTATTGCAAACAGGATAAGTGGCTTAATGACCTTACGCAATACCTTTACTTGCGTAGATATCCGCAAGCACTTCTGAACGGTATTCTTTAGGAATTGTCATGCCATAGGTAACGTTCTGTACAGATGTTGAATCTTCCATTGAATTGATATAGATGCGCAAATCCCTGAAATACGTAACCGCATACGTAACCGCCTGCATAGCTGTTTCTGTAATCAGCGCCATGTCAGTATTGGAATAGTACTTACATGGTTCATTCACATCTGATGTATGCCACGGTATCTGTGTTTCTCCCTGCGCAACCTTAGTCTGCAATCCCATAAGGCTTGTCTGGTCGTGGTCTGTCAACGTGAAATGCTCGACTGTTCCGTCTGACAAGGTAACATCAACACCGTTTTGGATTGATTCCTGCTGTGCAGCATTCATTTCTGCAATCTTCTGCTCTTTCAGTTCGTCAAGTGTCGGTTCAACAGGCGTTGGCTGTGGCTGTTCCTCATAAACAGAACCGTCATTGGAAAGCTGATAACCGTTATACTCTGCGGTTGTATCATCATTCCTGTAAACGGTATTATATCCGTGGTAAGAATCGCCGCCAATATCCAGTTCTCCTTTTTCGTCTAAGAACAAATCAAATCCGCTTGTGTCAACGGTAAATAAATCCGGGAATTTCAGTGTTACTACGTGTTCCGATTCTGGTACAACGGTACACTGGATTATTTTTTGGGAATCTAAAAATTTTAAATACATATATGTCTCCTTTCTTTATTGAAAATTTATGTAAGTGTCTTGGTATAACTTTTCTATTCTTGTGCAACGATTGAGCTAAATAGTAATTTAGGTGGGAAATGTTACAAATTAGGTAGTCAATCTACTTACGATATTAAAAGTTTATTCCCTTACTTTTATATGAGTTTAACCACTAATAATTTTATCTTAGTTACAAATACTTCTAGTGTAAATACATCTGGAGATGCTGGTGGTGGCCCGTGGAAGCAAAATGCAAGTGCACAGTTTACATCTGGAAAATTAAATTATAATGCTAGTACTGGCACGCTTACTGTTTCAGCCCCAGTAATCAGTGTTAGTGCTAGCGTAGATTCTGGAGGACATTGCAGTAATGCAGCAAAAGCAAGCTTTATAATTTATATGTTCACCGGTGATATTCAGACTTTATAGTTCCACTAACTAAATATACTGTACACTCAACACCAGTACTTATTTGATAACTGTTTATATGTTCTCTTTATAAGATAATTTCGCTTTAAATCGACCTTGTACACCAGATGATTTAATTATTCTAACACCAATTATTTTCCCTTCATCGACATATGTATAAGTGTTAGTATTTAATTGTACATCCATGTATATTTGATCCCAAGTTCCATTACAACTTTCAATTTTATAATATCCACTTTTAGGAGCTGCCATAGATGCTGTAATACTAATTGCTTCACTTGCATTAGTTTGAGCTGCTACAACAAAGAAACTGGCACCTAAATTACTATTTAATGCCTTAACTGCCAATGCCCCAGCAATATATCCAGACTGCGTATTTGCCTTTATAGTTTCTAAGCTGTCAATAATCTTGCTTGCGTCTGCCGCATTATTTACAGCTTCATTTGTGGCATTAATCTGCGCCGCTCCGAATGTGCTTCCAACCTGTGTATAATCTGTCACATCTTCAAAACTGACTGTACCATCACTGTTCTGAATCATGTTGAATCTACGCTTGCCGTTCATATTTTCTTTCAATATATCATCTTTAAAATTGACAGGTAAATTTGCCTTTGCCATTATTTTATACCTCCCTTTTCTTGTCCTAATCTCATGGGTAATCTATACATTGTAGGTTCGGTCACTGTCTCTTTGACAGCAACCGATATTTTAAATGTTTCCTTTGTATTTACTGGATTCTTGGAAATTGTAACATTGGTTATTACTACGCCCATAAGCACCGCCTAATCCGTAGCCTTAACGGTTACTGTAAATACTTCTCCTGTGCTTACTGGGTTCGGACTGATTTCTACAGAATTGATAACAGGTGCTTGCGTATCTAATGTCACAATTCTTGTAACGCTGGAAGAAAGACCACCGTTATCCGTGGCAGTGACAACAATTGTATTTGCTCCCTCTGCCAGAGTAATTGTTGTGTTAAAATTGCCACTTGAATCTACTGTGACATTAGTAGCTGTACCGCCATTTAGCTTAACTGTAACCGATTTGATTCCTGCTGTAACATCACTGGTCTTGCCTGTTACTGTGCATGATGCAACATTTGTGACAAGATTATTAGTCGGTGCAGATACGGATAATGTAGGCGGCGTTGCATCTACTTTAAACGTTACTGTACGCTCTGTAGCGGCATTTCCGTCATTGTCCTTGGCGTTTACCTTGATAGTATGGTTTCCGTCTGCAAGAGCCGTAGGAATCGCATAAGAGCATGAATATCCATTTGTTATTGCAGTCTTTGTGATCCCACTTGTCACAGCACTACCGCTGTCAACCGTAATGCTGATACTGTCAGAATTAACACCGCTGTCTGCATCTGTAACAGTAAAATTAACTGTAGGCTTTGTGTTATTAGTTACTTGGCTTTCTGTAGGCGAACTAATTACAATGGCTGGTGCAGTGGTTTCTTTTACTTTTAATTTTAGCTTGTTTCCAAGTGTTGCGTTAGTATCGTTGATTGTGGTACTGTTTCCTGCACTGTCTGTAGCCTTAATCGTTACAGGGAAGTAATGACCGCTGTTATTATTGTATGAACTTGTACTTGGTGCTGTAACACTTGCTTCATACAATCCAGTAGAGCTATTCAGGGTCAGATTGTATGTAGTACCTTTGATTGTTGCTTGTACGCTTGATATAGCCATTTATATTCTTACCTCCCTAAATGCTCCCAGTCTGAATGGCAATTTCCTCAAAGTGGCTTTCTGTCGCTCCAAAAGGTCATTCATTTGCAACGTAGCCGACTCTATACGGTTCAATTCATCCCATTTGATAAACTGTCCGTTATCAAAGAATCTTTGTGATACGCCGTAGTCCTGTGTGAATATGTTCTTGTTTATCGTGTCTAAATTGGATTCAAAATTATTAAAAGACGCCGCCGTAAACCATCCTGTATAATCTTCAATATCTGCGCCCATATCCACAATTGAAAACTGCTTATATACTTCCTGTGCTAGTTCATACAGATAGGTCAGATTGTTCTTAATACGGTTATAGTCCACATAATTGAATCGGTCATTTATTGTCCAGTTAGTCTTAGGAGTATGCCATAGGCTTACTTCTGCTACCGTTGATTTATCTATGGTTACATTTCCTGCATCATCATAGGCAGACACCGTAACAGGATAATCGCCCGATTCTTTAGGTGCTGTAAGGCTTCCAGTATATGTTGAATTGCTATGTTTTAAATCGGTTGTATCATCAGCAACCGTCGCTGTTACTTTAGTTATTGCCAATTACAGCACCGCCTTTCTTGCTTTCATTGTTCCCGACCACGCACCATTGAATGATATCTCATTTTGGTACGTCCTAATCATGGTTTCTCCACGGTCTTTTAATTCCAGATAATATAAGTCGTTAGCATCTGTCCTGGGGTCTCCACGCCATTTTATCTGATAATCCACATCTCCTAAATAATAGCTTGCAAGCCATTCCTCTAGGTCTTTGGCTAATTCTGTAGTACTGATTAACGGATTTTTCCATGTCTTAATATCCCCGTTGTCATTATGTGTGACCGTGTAGCCGATTTCTTCGGTAACGTACTCATATCCTTTAATTACATACTTAACAATCGTTTCTTCCGTAATACCGCTAAACTGTAGAGTCGCATAATAACTGCTACTGTCTGTAATCTGTACCGATATAGTGCTTGGAATCGGATTTCCACCGTCATCTGTTCCTTTATCAATTACTGCTGTCAGTCCGTAACATGGATTTTGGAAGTATACCGTATGCACATTGTTAGCATGGCTAATGGTAATCTCTTCTGTGGAGATATCCTTATTCTCACTGGACGCACGATACTTTGTCTTTACTACGCTGATAGCCTTGATTTTATTTTGTCTCACTGCTGTAGGGCTGGCTGTCATGTCATTTCTTGTGATATGGTAGTCAGTGACATCCCAAACAGTGATATTATCTACTGTGATTCTGCTATTCGGCTGTGCTTTTGTAAATTCTAACACCATTTTGTCAAACAGATTAAATTGTTCAAATGTGGTATATTCCAGTTCCCCGCCCTGCTCTACCGTGTAGCTGTCCACCTCTAAATCTTGGTAATATGTCGTTACCTTAAACTGATCCGGTGCAACATTCCTGAACTCTATCTGTAATCCATACGCTACAAATGCCGCTTCAAGATTAATGGTAATCTTTGGATTCTCTGTAAAAGTTCCGCTTGCATCTGCTATCTGTGAACTGATATAACCAGTCTTTAAGTAATTGCTGTCAGAGGACATAAAAAATACAGTTCCGTCCACTTTGGAAAAATCAGAACTGCATATCGCATAAGCATCTTTATCCTCTCTGTTCAGTACATCAGATACATGGCTGTATGATGTTTCTCCATTGGATTCTGCTGTCATGTCTGGTATGAATGACGCTTGCATATGGATTTTACTATTTCTATCCTCAAATAGCACACACCGCCCTGCATTAGCAATAATCTGTAATGCTTCGCTGTGTTTTACTGTTGGCATAGGATTCTGCACTTTGATATTTTTTAAATATGGGTCTATTGAGTATTCTCTTTCGTCCGTTATTCCTGCATCATTCAGCACATCAATAGCAAGGTCATATAGGCTTATCCCGTTTTCCCTGTAAAGTCCACGGTAGTACTTACCTGTCAGGTAATCAAACCTGTCAGTTGCCGTAAACTTGGCTTCCGTATCAGTTGCCGACCATGTTTTAAGGTAGGTTGTTTCCTCTGGTAGCCATTCTATTTCGTTATTTCCCAACACATCATAGCCGAACTGAATCTTTACTTCCTGTCCGACTTCCATGTAAGCAAGTGCGCTGTCTGGATTGTCTGGAGAATAGTATTGATTCTGATTATCTATCGTCAGTGATATATCGTTAGACGGTATTGTATCTGTTATGGAAGATACATACTGTTTACCGCTGTATTTCTTAACTTCCTTGTTGCTAAATGCATTGACGATACCGCAATAAAACTGATATATCCTTAGTCTTCCCTGTCCATTTATCATTTTTGTAGGTGTAATGATGATGTAGGAAGTACCGTTGAATACATCTTCCGTCACCCAATAAGATTTATCGTTGCATGTATAAGTGCGTGTAACGCTGTCATTTTGGATTGTAAAGTCTACAGGGTAATATTCCCCAAAGTCTATCGTAAGACCTTTTATATCAAGTCCTGTGATTCCAGAAAAGAATATCTTCACAGCACCTAAAAGGCTTTCTGTAACAATTCCATTATTGTAAATCTCCAATGTACTGTTCTTTGGTGGCAGAAAATACATTGTACCGTCTACCTTGGAAAAGTCCTGCTCTGCTGTGGCGTATACATTATCTACGGTGTAATTGTTAAATGGCTTTTTGATATCCGCAAAATAGGTAACTGCTGTCTGATTGTCTACTGCTACGTTCTTCTGTGCCTGTGAATTAATAACTCCTATCGTAGCCTTGATATAACCCCTGTTGCGTCCTATTCCTTTCATGGACTGCTTATAAGCCTTGGAAACGTTTTGCATAATTACCACCCACAATCTATAAGGTTAAATGATAAAGTCTCGTCTTTGGTTATCATATGCGTAAGTCGGTCAACAAATAGTGGCACGCCTTTTCTGTCTCCGGGGTACATGGTAATTGTAATCGGATTGCCTGGATTCTTCATATCCTCAAATGTAACAGGAATATAGAATGGTTCTATTGCTTTTAACATCATCTGTCTTTGCTCTACCGTAAGTCCTACCCATTTCAGATTATCCAGCTTGTATAAATCTCTTCCGACTCTCTGACCGATAACTGCATTGTTTGCGTTTCTTCCTGCATTCACTGTTGTAGATATCGTCCATGAAAAGCCGACAGCAGGGCAAGGAAAATCATACCCATTGACATTTAAGAATGAACTCATTGACATAGCTTATCCCTCCAGCATTGCCTTTATTACCAGGCAATCTACCATGTAACCAGACTGTGTACAGGCTTTTACATCATCCAGTGTAGTCAGAATCTTATTCTTGTCAGCCGCCGCATTGATAGCTTTGTTCGTGTCATTTATGTTAGATGCTTTGAATTCTCCACCTACCTGTGTATACGTTGTTACATCTTCCAGTGTCACCGTTCCGTCTGAATTGGTAGTCATTTTGTATCTGCGCCGACCGCCCATTTTTTTATCTAAAATATCGTCTTTAAAATTTGTTGGAAGTGTTGCTTTTGCCATTATGTCAACCTCCTGTTTACTGTTGTTGCAAAGTATATTGTGAAATGTATTACATTTACATAATTATGAATTTATGTAAAAGAAAAACACCTACGTTATGTAGATGCTTTTGGTTTTAATTTTAAATAGCGCTAAAAAATGAGCGCTACTTTTTATACATAAAAATAGGACGGTTACACGCCGCCCTACTTAATTTTCTTCTTTATTTCTTTTATTTCTGCTTCTATGCTATTCAGTTTGTCGATTACGTCTATGTACCTATCGTCTGCCACATGAGCGTATTTTTGATTCTCTTTCATAAGAAAATCGTTTGATTTGTACTTGGATTCCAGTAATTTGCTGTTACTTTCCCTTGCCTGTATTATTTCTTCTGCCAGTCTTTGGCATTCTCCTGTGCTGTCCAACTGTTCAAACTCAATCTTTTTAATACGTTTTTCCAGCTCTGTAAGTTTCTGTTCAATCTCCATATTATCCATAGCAATCACCTACCAATTTTTCATCATTTCTCTTGCTCTTTGATTTGTTTCTTCTATTTCTTGGGTAAGCTGTTTTGCTTCTTTTTCCGACTGTTCAAACGTTTTACCGTACTTTTCAATCTGTTCCTGTTTCCATTCCTCTTGCTCTTTCGCTATTGCCCTGTTATCTAAATAATTAGCGCATACAATAATTAATATGGCTATCAGTGCAATACCTATACCTGTTTTTACTTTATTCATGTAAAAGCCCCCTCTCATTTTGGCTTATTATACCACTTATGAGAGGAGGATTTCTACAAAAGTTTACATAACTTATGCAAAACTAAATCCGTTACGGTTTCTTCTTTCATCCGTTGCGCTAACAAGCTCTCTACCGTCTATATTGATTGTAGAGTCTTTATCAGCAATAATTTGCAGTAGTTGTATTGCTGTTGATAAAAGTTGAGCAGTGTTTGTGCCACTATCGTACACAGCTTCTTTAATTCCTGTTATTTCTCCATTTGGTGCTACCGCTGTTTTACCGCCAATCGTTCCTACCAGTTCGGGACCTGCTTCATTTGCATAAAAAAGGCTTCCTGTTTCTGGGAAGCCACCAGTCGAAAATTTTGGGATTCTTGGAAGAGATACATTGGGTATATCAATACTAAAGCTAATCCCCGGTATTTTGCTTGCCGCTTCTGCCAGCTTCTTCAATCCGTCTATAGCACGGTTTACAAGACTTTCTACACCATCAATTACACCGTTCAAGAATCCGATAGCACCATTAGCCGCCGCCTTGAAAGCGTCCTTAAATGCTGCTGGTACTTTGCTTAGAACATCATCCCATTTCTTCTTAGTAAACCATGGTGCAACATTAACAGTCCACCACTTAGTAAGATTGGCTACCCATTGAGTAGATGTCTCTGTCCACTTAGTATTGAACGATTCTTTTACGTTATTGAGTACTTCCAGCCACTTTTCTAATGAGAACCATGGTACAACGCTTTCTTCCCACCATGTGACAAGAGCTGTTCCATTCCACCATTCCACGATCTCATCCCATTTGGTCTGCGCCGCTACTAAGATATTCCCCAGTAGTTCAGTCCACTTTTCAACGGTAAACCATGGAAGAACATAGTTTTCCCAAAATTCGTTAATCTTCTCTGTAAACGTATCGAATAGAGAAGTAAATCCCTCAATGATTCCTAAGAAGATATTTTCGCCTAATGGTTTCATTTCTTCCGCAGGGGAATGAATACCGAATACATCTTTTATTTTCCCAACAAATTTATCAAAAAATCTGCTTACTACATCACCTATAGTCAATTCTGAGTTGCTATCTCCCATAGGCTCTGTAATGCCAGCAACTATGTTTTCACCCAGCTCTGAATAGTCTGTAGAATTTGATTCGTCTTTTGCACCTTGGGAATATTCCGAAACCATATTCTTTCCACTATCGTATGCCGTATTATTAATAGACTCTAACTGCGTTGTGGCATTGTTTACCATAGCGTCTATCTCTTCTGTAGACATACTAGCATTGTCAGAAATTCCGCTTGCGTATTCGATTGCTACATTCTGCCCATTGGTTCTTGCTGTAGCTTTTGCTTCTTCTGCTCCAATGCTTATTGAGTTGTACATTTCTTCATAAAAAGAAGATTGTTCAGAAATAAGGTCTAACTGTTGCTTATTTTCTTTAAGTACGTTGCTAAATTCTTCTACCGCCTGTGAAGCTTTAGAAACTTCGTCTTGATACGGCGCAAGATTAGCATTTCCACCGGATTTTTCAAGTTCATCATTGCAGATTCCTGTCCAGTACGCTAAATCTTCTTGTGCTTTGGAAAGATTTTGTGCGTTTTCCTTGACTTGCATCTGCGCTTCTGCTTCTTGTTTTAATGTTTCTTTCCACTGCTCTGAAATAGCTTCAAGTCTTATCTGTTTTTCTTTTTGAGTAATTAATTCTTTCAGCTTATCGGTAGTGATTGTCAGTTTTTCATTTTCTGAATCATAGTACTCATTCAGTTCGGGCATTTTGCTAATAAGTTCTTGTGTGTACTGTGTAAGTAATTTTTGCTCGTCTGCTGTAAGATTTGTCTTACTGCTTAATGCTCCATATTTATCAGCAAGTGTTTCAAGAAAAAGAATATTTTCATCCTTTGTATTTATCTGTTCTCTAAATGCTTCATTTGTTTCCCTTATTCTGTCTGTAAGGTTTTTTGCTTTTTCTGCTATATTGTTAAAAGTATCTCCATACTTTTTAGACTGTTCCTCTCCAAATTTAGCAAGCTCTAAGTCTATAAAAGTGCTATCCAACTTATTAGCAAGTAATGTGATTGAAAGAGGAATTGCAATAGACCATGTAATGCCAGATTCTAATACAGATGCAATCGCAGTATTTATTACACCTTTTAGCTTTTCTGCTATAGACGCACCAAGACCAGTAAATTTCAACAGTAATACAGATGTTGTAATTGCTGTTTCAATAGGTGCTGCGCTGAATATTCCTATATAGGTTTCAATTGCGGCATTGATAGCCTGCCATATTACTTGACCTACCTTAGACAAAATTCCTTTAAAATCTATCTTCGATATAAAATCTCCTATTTTGTAACCAATATAAGACCATTTTACTTTTTTAAGGTACGTAATCATGGTATCTAACAAGCCGTTAGCCCATGTATTGATAGTATGTGCCAGTAACCCAAAATCAAAATTTCTAAAGAAAGAGTTTACTCCCTCGGCTAATGATTCTCCAAAGTTCCTCCAATCAAATGTAGTTCCAAATGAATCAAGGAAATGTAATGCTGAATTTAAGGAATTTGCTATTGTTTTTCCTACATTACTAAATAATCTTGGAGATATAAGACCATTAAGGAAATTCGAAAGACCTTTTCCAAAATTATCAGCCTTTTTATAGATTTTATTCCAGTCCACATTGTCCATAGCCTTGTTAAGAGCCGCATTAATGGTCTTTCCTAATCCCTCTAAGCTCTTAATACCACTCTCATATCCCTTGAAAATGGTATCAACCTGTACAAGACCGCCCTGTGTCTTATCAACTTTGCTTGCTCCACCAGAAGCACCGCTACCACTTTTATCATTATCTCCAGAGTTAATGTTTAATTCATCAAGAGCAAGTACATTATTTTTCAGTTTTTTAGCGTTCTTCGCCGCATCACCAGTAGCATCCGAAAAATCTTCCATGCCGTCTGCCCAATCCTCGGCTACACCACCAGCAGATACCTCATACTGCCAGCCGAATATTGAGCCTAAAGCATTTGTAACAGTCTCTGCAAACGAAATAACATGCACCATTACTTGGTTCAGTGTTCTTACAAATGGCTTGAATGCATTAATCAAAGCACCGCCTATAATGGACGCTAACTGCTGGAATGACTGCGTAAGAACTGTAATTTGGTTGTGCCATGTGTTTGCCGTCCTTGCAAAATCCCCCTGTGCGGCGGCTGTATTCTGCATGACATACTGGTATCGCAACATAGCCTTTTGTGCCTGTGTCATAGATGTAATATCAGCATCTAATCCCTGTTTCAATGCCCATTCTTTTAGCGTTGCTTGTGTTAAATCAAGACCATATTTCCTTAAAGGTTCGGTTTCCCCAGTAAAGATAGCTTGTAAATTCCTTGCAACATCCGTCTGTGACATATCATAGAATGATGCCATGTCTGCGGTCAGCTTCGTTAATTCCAATGACATATTCGCCATGTTCTTTTGTGAGAATCCCATGGCAACGCCCATAGCTTGGAATCGGCTTGCTACCTGTTTTGCCATCAGCTCGGACATACCAAAATCCTGTATGGATGTCTTGGAAAAGTCCTGTATCATCTTCTCATAATTGCCAAACGTAGTCCTTACAACGTTTTCTACTTCCGTCAACGAGGACGATATGTCGATTGCTTCCCCTAGCTTATGGAACGCTCTGAACAATAGCCAGTATGATGCATATAATTTTCCAAATGCAGAAGCAAGGGAAAAGCTGTTTATCTTTGCACTTTTAGCAGACTTGCTAAAAACATTCAGACTGCTTGCAATCGAATAAGCCGCACGACCACTGGATGAACCTGTTCTTGCCAACTTCGCCAGTGCATTTGTCATGTCAATTAGGTTTCTATTGACTGTAGGTGCTTTAGAAAGCGTTGTCATAAGCCCCTGCATCGCTGTAGCAAGTTTAGGGATATTCTCTATAGCCTTAGTTGACGATTTATAACCTAACTGTGAAATTCCTCTTGCCAGTTCTGATATCTGTGCAGTAGCAGAACTACTAGCCTGAATATTCCCAAACGCTTTACTAAGCTGGTTCATAGAGGATGCCGCACGGTTTATTTTTGCTGTGTCTACTGTAGACATCTTCTCTATGCCCTTTGCAAGCCTTGTAAAATCAGTAGTCTTTACATTATTCATGCTCTGCATGGCACTTGAAAGCCTATTCACGCTATTAGCAAGACCATTCAAATTACTGGTATTAATGCTGTTCAATGAAGTAGATAGTTTATCAAGTTTTGTGATCAGCTTGTCAATCGCATTATTCGCCTTTGTTGCTTGCGCTTTAATTTGAATTTCCAGTGAATCAATCTCTGCCATACTGCACCTACTTTCAACTGTTAAAGTGAGTGACTACCTCCAACCGATAGCCAGTAAAAAGGGCAGTAGACTATGACCTCTACCACCCCTGTGTTATCTTTTCAGATATTCTCTTGTTACTTTTCCTGCCTTGCAATCTACCGTGATTCCTACACGTTTTTGGAAAACTCCGATTGCATTAGCTGTATCATTGCCTAAGATACCGTCAATGTTGCTCTTGCCTTTTGCATTTTTGGCAGGCAGGCACTTATGATAGATAAGTTCCGTCTGTAGCCATTTCACATCATCACCACGCATACACGGGAATGTCTTGTATAATATACGTGCAGGCTCTGCATATGGGTTGTTGTGCGTTTCGTAGACGGTCTGTAATTCGTTTAATTCACGATACCATATATTCATATCAACGTTGCCATTAACGCCGCTTACAATGCCTTTAGACGTGTATTGCCAGCCTACCATATTTTCAATCTGTGGCTGGTACTTCAAGTCCATGTTTCCCTTATTCTTGCCATATGCTGCAATCCACATAGGATATTTCACGCCGCCATACGGCTTGATGTAGGAATTATAGAAAGACTTTCCAGTATACACACCGAATGCAAGCCCATAACTTCTGATAACATCACCGTAAGCGTTGATAATGTCTATCAGCTTGCTTCCCAGTCTTTTCTGACAGTTGTCCTCAACGTCCAGCCATACCATTGTCTCACGACCATTAAGCACTTCTGCTACTTTCCTTGCATCATTTCTAGCCTTTGTAACTGTTGTCGCATAGCTGTAGTTGTAAACGCCCTGTATCGTCAATCCGTTTGCTTTACAGCATGACCAGTTAGCTTCAAAATGCTTATCACGGTTCAAATCTTTACGGATGATTTTAAGGATGGCAAACTGGATGCCGCTTGCCTTGACTTTCGTCCATTCAATAGTTCCCTGATATGCCGATACGTCTATACCGATATAACTCATTTTTTATCAGCTTCTTTCTTTTTGTGATTCAATTCAAAATTAACTCTCATGGCTTCCAATTTTGCCACGAACAGTTCTCTCTGTCTGTCCATTTCTTCTTCCGATAATGGCTTATTCTTTTCTTCAAGTTCCTGCATGATAGGCTTCTCAATGTACTTGCTACGTGCTTTACGTCCATTTAAGCAACGATCAATAGCAACCGTAAGAGCAGATATGCCATATGTGCCAAACGTAAGCCATGCGTCATTGTCATTTTTCTGTTTTTCCAGTCTGTATGCCTGTTCGTATGGTCTTAAATCAGCAGGACAAGACCAGTCTATATCATGCACTGTAAGTCCGTACCCCTTAGTGACAGTAAGCCAATAAGGGCGTACTTCGTTACAGTATATTTCCCATGTTAATTCTCGGCTTTCTCCTTGCTGTTCGGAGTTGCCGCCTGTTCTTTCTGAACCTCCCTCTCGAACATCTTCTTTAAAAAACCGTTAGAAGTCATTTCCTCCTGTAAATCTGTAAAGAAGTCTGTTACGTCTACTTCACCATTATCTACATAATTTCCGACAAGCTCAAAAGCCTTATTTTTTGCCTCCTCGTAACCCTCTTTGGTATCAAGGTTATAGCCGAACTCATCAGCGTGAAACTTCTGCAATCCGACCAGTACCATTTCTGGGATAAATAAAAGCATATTTTCAATCTGCTCCATATTATCCTGTGCGTTCTCTTTCATAGATACGGACATTTTTGCTACTCTTGAAAGCAATCTTGATTTCAGTGTCGGTTCATAACCGAATTTGATTGTGTATTCTTTTTCATTTACTTTAATTTTCATCATATTATTTCCCTTTCCCTTACTATTAGTAAGAAAGGGGGCAGTCCTAAGACCGCCCCTAAAATCTGTCTAACTGTTGCTTAGGTAAATGCTACCTTTGTTTCCATGCCCTTGTATTCCTCGATTGTAAGGTTCATTTCAAGGGTAAGCAGCTCATTCTGTGCAAACTCTGGCGCAGGAATGGCTGTAGGTGGCTGTGCCACAACAAAGAAAGCCTTTTCAAACTTAGGAATGATGGTCTCAAACCACATTCTCTTACCACTTGTCAGCGCTGTGTAAGTAGAAATTACCGTTTCCCACTGCGTAAGTGTTTCTGTTGTAAAGTTAATAGTAACTGCAAATGAACCGCCTGTATCACCACGCCCCTGAATGTATCTGGAAACCAAATCTTCCAGTGCAGATGCATCAATCTGTTCATTCTCGATTGTGATACCGCCGATAGCATTAATTCTGTCCAACTGGGTAAATGTATCTGGTTTTGTTCCTGCTGTATCTTCTACGCCATACCCAAACGTAATACCCAGACTGGATAAGCCAGCTATAGTTGCCGCCATATATACCGTCCTTTCTACCGCTAATTAATGCGGTCAGTGACACACCCTGTTGTGTGCCAGTTAATAGTTATTGTAACGGATCCATAGAGCCGAATAATCGGCTTGCCCTAAATGTTGCCGTCCTGATTTTATTGGTTATCGTATAAACAGGATTGCTTATCTCAAACCTTTTCCATTTAAAAAAGTTGATAGCCGTTGCGGTCATATCAACTAATTCTGCCCTGTCTTCTGCTTTTTCGCCTTGGTAGTTAATGGTAATCTGAAATGTTGGTCTTACAGCGTTTATCCGCTCTCCTGTTAAATCCTGTCCTGCTTCTGTAGCACCAATCTGTCTCATTAGCACTGTCGGAAACTTTGGTGTTCCTGTGACTGCTTCATCCTGCGTCAGATACAGGTTCTTATACTTGCTTCCATATGCCAGCTTCATTTCATGTGAAAACATGTTGAATAACTGGTCTTGCAATCGTAAAGCCCATGAATTATCAATCAACGGTGAACACCTCCTTGGCAGTTTCCATTATCAAGTCTCTAAGTTCATTAGCCGTGTAGTACATGAATGGTCTGCTAGGCATACCCTCTGTAAACCACCATTGACCGTTATCGTCACGGTAAAACCATCCGTAGCGTCCGTCTGCCAACTGTCTTATGGTCTTACCGCTTGCATACTCCCATGTAACACCGTCTGGTAGTTTGCCTGGATAAGGACTTTGTTGTCCGACAATTCCTGTTCCGAACTCTACGAACAATGCGTGGTCTGTTCCTGCCACAACCGCATATATCCCACCGCCTTGCACATCTTTTACGTGTTCAGCGTGTATACTTGAATTAAGTTCGTATGTGAATATTGCATCAAGTGAAGCAACATATGTCTGTGCAATCTCTACGCCCTTTTCAGCGAGTTTTTCAGCTAACATCCTACATTTATACTCTAACGAATTTTGATAGCTTCTCAGCTCCTTTATGACGTTCTGTACGGATTTCTGTGATAATGTCATGGAGATAACTTTCTTTGCCATACGTCCACCTATATTGCTTCAAGCTCTTTGAATACTTGCAACATTTTAGGAAACTGAATTGCGATCCAGTTAACCAGTTCTTCATTAGATGAATAATTATCTAATCCAGACTCACTAAAAAAAGCATGAATTACTTCATGCCTTAAAACTTCGTTAAATCTTTTTTTCTTTGTTTCCATGAAATCATCATCACACAGCATTGCTCCTACATTTCTAACTGTAATTTTTTTGTCGTATTCTTTACAAAGTCCATCACAATTAGTTTTTTCTAATGTATCGTCAATATCAATGCTATATTCAGTTCCCAAAATATTTACATTCTTCATGTTACCACCTACTTAACAACTTTCTGTAACAGGAATAAATCGGCTGTCAATCCCTCATCAGCTACGCCCTTTACAATGTAATCTGCGCTGTTCTCGTCTGGCAATCCATCATCATTCAGAACGACTTCCGATTTCTTCCATACGACATCACCATTGTTGATAGGCAGATATCCTTTATCTGTAACAATCTGTACATATGATGTACTATCGTCTATGCCGAATTGCTTTACTAATACTTCTGACAGCTTATTACTGATATTTGCATAGAACGTAACTGGTTCAGAGAATCCGCTTACTTCCTTTGTCTTTGGGATCGGATTGCCCTGTGAATCAAGGTATGGAATGAAGTTTCCACTTGCGTCCGTATATCCCTCATACACTGGGTTTCCATATTCGTCAGTTTCCTCAACGGTCACGGTCTGACCCTGCAAGGCGTATTTCATTTTCTGCTTATTAATATCAAGCATTTTTGACCTGTTTGTAAATCTGATTTACGCCTGTGCTTGCCAAACCCGATACAATGCCGACTGCGATAGCATTCAGCACGTCATTTGCCGGAAAATCAGCAATTACGTACATTCCAACTACGCCTAAGATGCCGCCTGCCACACCTACGATAATCGGGATGTAATTGTCCTTTACGCTTGGAATTGCTTTAGCCGCAAGACCAATCAAATAAGTAATCACTACGATTGAAACTACTGTAGACACCTGTGCAAAATCCATAATCTATCACTCCTTGTCCTCAAATCTTTTTACAAGCTCATCTATTCTGTGGTGCGCCTGTTTTGCGCTTTCCTCAACCTTTACAATTCTGTTATCATGAGAATTAAGTTCTTTTCTCATTTCTGTAATTTCATTTTTAATGTCTGTAGTATTGGTTGATATAGAATCAAGCTTCATGTTTATTCGTGTGTTTTCCCTGACACGTTCCTCAATTTCTGAATTATCGGATTTCTTGTCTTTCTTCAAATTAAGAAACAAGCTTACCAATCCAAAAAAGACGGAAAAAGCAACTGATATGATGCTTATAATAACTGCTGTCGGCATTGATATACCGTCCTTTCTTTTTAATGGCGCACCGCCCTCCACCTCTTACTGTGCGCCGCCTACAACCATCTTACTGATTCCAGTAAAAAGGTCATGCACAATCTTCTTTATAGTACTTTAACAAACGGATATACACCTACCAGAAGCGTGTCTCTATCTTTCCAGTTCCTGATTACCCCATTCTCTGTGTAAGATGCCATGTACGCTTCTCCAGCCTGTGAACGGTCATAAACAGTTAAATTAATGATTACATCCTCAAATTTCTTCAAGTCCTCGTCAATCTGTTCTTGTTTATAAGACTTTGGGTACATCCGTCTGTTAATTACTTCATTTGTTGACTGCTTAATAAGAAGCTCTAACCGTGGGTTATCTTCCTTACGATCGAATACAGTAACATCAGACGTAATCCCTGTGTCGGGGTCTGTGACTTCCTCTATATGAAATTGCCCCAGTCTGATTTTTACTTTCTGTAAAGTACTGTATTCTTCCATATGGACTCCTTATAACTGCATTAAATCAATAAGCATTTTCTTTAAATCCGCACCGCTAAAGGAATCAGCATTCTCAATTCCTTTTTCTCCTGCTAACTTCTGCAAGTCTGCGGTGCTCATGCGGTTAATGTCTGTCTTTGTATATGGCTGATTTTCTGTTTTAACTTCCTTATCAGCATTTCCGTCTGGAACTTCTGTTCCTGCTGGATACCAAACACCGTTTTTATTTACGATATACGGATACTTCATCCTAGATACCTCCTACTAAGCAGAATGTACTTCTATTACAAATGTTGAATCCATATTCTCATAAGAAGGAAGCACGATTTCTGAAGCTGTAACAGATGTGATCGCAGGAGGACCGTATTCAACTTTCTTAGCAACTGCAATTCCCATACCATACATAGAAACATCTACATCAGCAACCTGTGAAGCTGTTCTTTCTTCTGGAGTAGTTCCAAACCAAGTATTGCCAAGAGAACCACTTGGTAGTAACGTAACCTTATTATCAGGATAGAAATACTGTTCGTTTCCCTCATCGTCAATGTACATCTTGTCGTAAAGAACAATAGTAAGTTTTGTTCTTGATTTTGTGATAGAGACAACATTATCATCTGTAAGTTCAATGTTTGCCGTTAAGTTCTGCGCAAGAATACCATTTTTGACCTGCGCATTTTCTAACAGATAATTAAATGTGTTAGAGTTCATAAGCGCATAGGAAGCAATCTTTCCTAATTTTGCAAGTGCTTTTCTTGCATTATTAAGGTCAGTGAGTGGCTTAGAATTTGTAGTATCGCTCCACATAGCCGTGTCCTGCAATTTTAAGTAATGCTTCTTCGTGTATTCTCCGTTAGGGTCATAATCATACTCATACTTAACACCGTCAGATTCAATACCGATTGTAGGATGTCCATTTGTTGTTGAGAGAAGAGACATTCTCATTCTTTCTGGTACGACTTCCGCTCCGCTTACAAGAGTATTAGTGTCATCATAAATACTCTGCAATACACCCTGCAAATACGGATCGTTTTCATCTTTGATTCTATCAATTTCCTGAGCATCCTCTTCTGTGACAATCATCTGTTCACGAAAAAATGCCATCTGTGTTTTTTCTGTCTTTAATCCGCCCCTTGCTCTGATTGTTGGCAGCGCATCAAAATTAGACGGTTTCAGTGATACAGGAAGTCCCTTGTGTGTCTTAATCCACTTTAAATCAAGACCTGACTTTTTCTTCTCTGGAAACCACTGTAAACCAAGATAAGGAATTGTATTACTTGCGTTTTCTGTAGCCGCAAGTGCAATAGCCTTTGTATTTACTACTTCATTTACTAGCATTATTTTTACCTCCTGTTAATTATTCAAAAACAATCATTGGCAATGCCGTTTTTGCAACTGCCGCAATTTCAACGCCTGAATGTGTCTGCGCAATTGTTTTGTCAATATATGCCTTTTTAAGCAACGTTCCCTGTGGTCTATCTTCTGTAACGTCATGTAATAAGATTCCCACTACTGTAGCCGTGTTATCTGCTACTCCTGTAGGACCGATAGGGGTTCCTGCTTTTACAACCTTTTTACCGTTTGCCAGTTTTGTATCAACGCTTGTAAAATCAAGTGTCATAGGGATTCCTTCAAACGGCTTTCTTTTTAAGATTTCAACATCGCCAGCGTATGTTGTCTGCTCAAACTGCATCATCTTAGTTACCTCCTACATAGTGTGATAAAATATCATTGTTCTGTTTCTGACCGCCGTATAACTTTTCAACAAGTTTTTCAGCAGTAGTCTTATTTTCATTTTCTTTGCCAGCCATGCCACCGCCTGGATTAGTAGAATTGTTTGCAATCTCCTGTTCCTTTGCCTGTGCCGCTGCGGTCTCTTTTTCGGACATAATCTTTCCAAGTTCGGCTGTATCAAAGCTGCCATCTTCTTTTACAATTGTTTTTGCCTGTTCTGCGGTTACTTTGAAATCGGTCATAGCCTTTTCACGCAAATCTCTAATAGCATTTTTTTTCTGCAATTCTGCGATCTGCTGATTAGCTGTGTCTAATGCCTTATTTGCCTTTTCAAGCTCTGTCAGATTTCCAGCTTCCAATTCATCCAGCTTTCTCTGCAATTCATCCGCATTATCAGCCTTTGCCTTATACTGGTCTGCCTTATCTTTCTCCTTTTTGGTTTCGCCATTGACCTGATTCAGATAATTGCTTACCTGTTCATCCGTAGGCTCTGCCACTCCGATAGCAATAAGATTCTGTTTTGCCTGTTCTCTTGTCATAAATTACCTCCGATTCACTACGCTTTTTTACGTTGGTTGCTCAACCTGTGATTTCTCCTATTTACCGCATAGGTGCAATTTTATAAAATAAAAACAACTACCGATTATTCCCCGGTAGTTGCCTTATTCTGCTGATTGTTTAATTTTTCCATAACTTCCTGTGCTTTCTTTTCTTCTGCTTTGACATTATCAATGGTTTTCCATAATACATCAAAGTACGGTTTAGAAACTAAATAAGTTTTTTCCGCATCTCCCCAAAGTCCAACTGTTTTTACAGCAACAAGTGGGTGTATGCCTGCCTGTAACAACTGATACAGTGTCTGTGCCTTGGTATACATGTTATCCTGTGGGCTATGGTTTATTTGTACTTCAAAATCCCTCATAGAAAGACCCAAATCATGGTCTTTTATGCGGATAACATTTAAAACCAGCTTTGCAAGGCGTTTTTCTGCTGTTTTTACAAGCGGGTCTTTTAGCTTTGCTCTGGATTTTGAAAAATCCCATCCGTTTCTTAGTTGCACTGCCCCTTGTGTATCGCCGCCTGTATTACTCTGCTTATTTGGAATTGCCAGAATAGATAAGGCATTATCAATCAAATCTTCTTTAGCAACTTGACATTGCGTCTGGTTCAATTCCTGCGTCATAACATCAACATCACTCTTGTTATCCTTGTTAATGGATTTTACTACAAGAGCGTGGTTTATTTTCATTTTTTTAAATTCTTCTTCGTCAATCTCACAATTTACGAATTTTATCCACGCCTGCACAAATTGCTCTATGCCGTCCATTCTGTTAGACTGCATATTGTTCACAGCGTCCATTATATCTATTACCAATTCGATATCTGATAATCTGGATGGGTTATTTGGGTATTCCACTATAGGAATACTTCCAAAAGCGTGTACTTTCCAGTCTTGCACACTGCTATTTACAATCTTGCATTCATGGGAATCTGTGTAGCATTGTTTATACCAGTTCCCCTCAATGTCTTTTAATTCCTGCACTGCAAGAATCGGCTCTCTCGTTGAGCGGTTGTAAATAATAAAAGTATTCATAGGGCTGGGTGCTACAATTCTGAACGGTATATCTCCATTAGCAAACTGCACAGCTTTAAATGATGTTCCAGTTGCCGACTGCCATTCTCCAGCTTCTATATCTTTTTCCTGCTTATTAGCATCCACAAGATAATCATTCAACTCATCAACTGCATTGTTGGTTTCATCATCATCCTTGCGACTGATATACTGGACAGGCTCGCCATATGTCTGGGCGACCTTGAATTGCACCCATTCGTAAGAGTGGTTCTCGCATATTTTATTGATAATATCCTCGTTGGATATCTTTACACGGTATCTGATAGGCTGGTCACCTTTGTAATAATTCCAAAGGTACTCTATAGCCATTTTGTTAAAGTAAAAGGCTCCAATGCACTGACCAATGACTTTTACAATGTTGTCTTGTGTAATAGTCTCAACATCTGTATATGCAATTTTCCGACCATAACATCCCTTGACAAGCTCTTGAAAAGTCCTGTTGTTCATTGCTTCTCCTTATACAAAACAAACGCCGCTAGAAGTGGCTCTTTGTGGTAATCTCTTCGCTTCTGTCTCTCCTGTGTCATAGTGGTATATGATTCTCTTTTCACATTTGCGGCACTTACAGATTGTATTCGTCTGTGACCGCATATCATGTCTGCCTACCGTTCTATGACATATAGGGCAGTATATTGTTTTTGATTCTGTCAAAATAAATCCCCCTTTTATGCATTAAAAAAGCACCGTCATAAAGACGATGCCTTTTGAGAGAGGTGTGAAAACGTTCAGATAAACTTTTACAATTATATTGTAAAACATGTGTTATTAATTGAATAGATGAAATAATATGAAATTCTGCGAAATATCATGAAATTAAATACTGATATCCGTACATTGATTCAAATTTTGCAAGCGCATCATTCAATATCTGCTGTACCCTGCGTACGGAAGTAATATTCTCTAGTTTTATTTCTTTGTTTGGCTTATTATCAACAAATTTCTGATAAAGAACCTCGTACATTTTTGCATCAGGGATATTTTCTATCTGGCGTAAAATTTTTGAACGTTGTGAAATAATAACACTTGTTTCTTTTTCAAGCTCCACTATTTTTACTACTGTATTTCCCATTTTGTCTTTATCAGATGAGCTTTTCACATTTACATCTTTATGTGGTATCGTGGTAGAAGTAGCAATAGATCGTAGCTGTTCAATTTCCATTTTTCTGTTTTCTATCATTCTATCAAATCTGACTATCTGACTAAGATATTCTCTTGTCTGCATTCTTAATACCTCCTAAATGGGTTTTGGACTGCTTCTACTTTTGCCACCAAATTTTTATCTGTTACAAAAAGGCAAAAGTTTGCAAGACCATCTGGTACATCATCATGGTCATTTTTACCTACTACCGAATAAGTCATTAGCCATGTCATCATTATTCCGTAATCGTCTTTAGGCTTATAGTTCTCTGCTGTTTTAAATAAAACATGCTTTTTAACCCAATCTGCATTAACAATAATTCTGGTTTCCTTATTCGTCTCTGTTGGCTTGTCTGTGATATTGCATCTTCCACCCATTTTTTCTACTCTTTGTGTAACCTCATAAGATACTCTGTCACCACCTGAGTTGCTTTCAAACTCACACTGTTGCATTTTATGTTCAATAATGATATTGGATAGCCTGCCATACTGTATGCCGTAATCTGTATTGTCATCACAAATGCAGTCAACAAGATAAAAATCATCGTCATATTGATACATGCAAGGTAAAAACATAAAATCTGTTCCTTTGTTTTTAACATCGCATATGCCGAGTATTGCATCTGGTTCTCTAAGTGGCATTGTTACAAATCTTCTAATATCATCACTGTGGTAAAGCAGTCCTTCACGTTCAATCGGTTCATTCTTATAAAGGCAACGATATGAAATGTCATCCATTGTAAGCTCTTGATCGTGGAAAAACTCAACCGACATTCCATTGTATTTATAATCGAAATTGCTTTTCCCGGTAACTGGGTCAATATCAGGAATTGCAATAAAACGTACCCTGTTGCTTTTCTCATATGTTCTTTGTAGCCTGCCTATAACATCATGCACGCTCCATCGTGTAGCAATGTGAATTTCCTTAACTTGCTGATTCAGTTTTCTTTGTCTTGCATCAGTACCGTAAATTCTCCACAACTTATCAAGTGATTTTTTATTTAATGCTTCTTCGATGCCACTTATTAAGTCATCACAGTACAAATATCTGTTGCATCGAACCTTACCAGCATTTTTACTGCCTACGGAAGTACATTGAATATTTGAAAATGCTTTTGGCTTGTCAAAATTGATACGCTGTCTTTTTGCGTCTGTATTTTGCAATTTTACATTTGGAAAAATTTCACTCCATGTGTATTCCTCTGCATTTGTAGTAATATCAAGTACTCCATCATAGAACATTCTTGTAATATCATCAGAATGTGAGAAAAACAGACTGTAATCTTTTGGGTGTCTGCCAATTATCCAAGAGCAAAAGAATTTTTCAAGAGTAGTCTTTTGTGTGCCTGGTGGCATTGAGATTGACAAAAGGTCAAGTTTATCATCCTCTAAATCCTGCATAGCTTGAATAAGTCCATGCTTATTAAGTTGCTTCATTTTTGGTTGATAAAATCTTTCGCTTTCTTCTCTGTTTTTTTCAAGATAAAGCAAATAGCTGTGAAACAAATGCGGTGCTTCCAAAAGCAAAACTTCATAGTATTTGTTAATCAATTCATATCTTTGTTCATGCTCAAATGCATATTCTTCTAAATCAAAAATCGTGCCGCCTGCATTTTTTATACAGAATTGCTCTATAATCTCTTTGGCACGTTTCGTTATCTGTAAGCCGTATGGAATGTCTTTTTCTGTCTTGATCGCAACTGTGGAAGCATCAACATATGCATTTATGACCTGTTCATCAATCCCATTCGCCTGTATGTAATTTTCATAGTTTTTTATGGCATTCTGTAATTCTAAAGACAAAAAATGACACCTCCGCAAAAGCAGAAGTGCCTTGACCTCTGCCTATAACTTTTCTAGGTTAGCGACTAACTCCATTTGTTAGCCGGTAATATCGTTTTAGCTGCAATATACTGTTTTGTGGCACAATGGACATTCAGCTTTCCATTCGTCACCTTCAATCTGGCATCCGCAATATTCATATTCTCCCTTATCCGCTTCAAATATGGTCTTGCATTCCTTACACTCAAAGCGAATAGTTTTCTTAGCAAGTTCTAGATTGCCCTCTCTAATTATCTTCATTCTTTCCACCGTCCATTAAAACAACATGTGTTACTTTCCCAGTTTTTGTTACTTGGTCTACTTCCAGTTTTGTCTGAAGCTTATCAATATGCATATCAATATTTGTCATATGCCTAATTTGCTTATCCCCGACACACAAACTTGTACTGCCGTCCTCATACTGTAAAAGTAATAATTTAATCTTTTTGCTTTCCTGCATTTTTGACTTTATCGTTATATCTCTGATAATCACAAGCAAAATAACCGCTATCCAATAGCACGCATATGCTATTTTGCCTAAAAAAACATAAAAAATTGCTCCTATTACGCAAGCAACAAAGCAAATAGCAATTATTCTGGCATATTCAATTAATGTCTTTGCTACAATTTTAAGTATTCTTTTCATTCCCCATAAATCTCCTTGTTTCTTCATTTATTTTAGAACAACTAGCAAAATTCATTTCAATATGGCTTTGTGGCAGTCTGCCAAACTTTTCCAAAGCATATTTTTCTACCACTTCTCTTGAAATATCTATTCCAAAATTTATCATCGCTTCTTTAGATGGTGGTTGATACTCTGACAAAGGATTATCAATGTTCTTCATTTCTCATAAACCTCTCAAAATCTTCCATACACTTAGGGCACAAGTCGTATGTGGTATTTAAAATTCCGTTCCTTGCAACCGAATTTCCGCACAGTATTCCTTTTTTAATTTCAGCACCGCACCTATCGCAAGTACGCCATTCTTTTTGATGTTTCATATAAATCCCTCACTTATCACATTCGATTCCCGGAATGAATGTTCTTTTACCTCTACAAACATCTTCAAAAGTCGTAGTTTCTATTGAACATCCGCAGCTAACCGGGTCTAATGGACAATTTTCATGATTAATACATGTGCATAAAATTTCTTTTTCCTGCTTCATCATTCCACCGCCTTTCAAACTAACCCTAGCATACATAAAATATCAAGTCCTGATATTCTCTCCGCACCCTCTCTTGTGTGCATAAGAATATCTTTAAGTTTTTCATTTTCTGCATCGCTGTATTTATTTCTATCATACGCTTCCGAAAAACAATAATATTTGCAATATCCATAGCCTGTACCAAGCATGTTTCCGTGAATGCTCTTTCCGACAATATCGTAATATTTTGGTACTTTTAAAACGTTATGTTCTTCATCCATGGTACATTCCTTTTGCTCTGCTTTTAGCTTTGATTGAAGATATTTTAAAAAACTAACAATATCTTTTTCTGATTTGGAAATGTATAAAATAGTTTCTTTCATTCTCTCAATCTCTCCCAAACACTCTTTTCAAAATCCTGTTATCCTCTTTACTGTTCGCATGGATAACAGGCTCATCACCTAATGTCGTGCAATCAATTATTTCTTCATTTCTGCCTATTGTAACCGTTCCTAGTTGGTTAATTCTTGAAACGTCAATGTTTTCTTTTGAGCCTTTTATCCATTTAATCATTATTCTACCAACTTTCTACCGCAGATAGGGCAATTACTTGAATTACCGATAGTGGCAAGATGGAATCGAACCACCGCATGGGAAACCTCTGCCCTGCTCTGCCTTTTAAGCTATTGCCACTAAGTAAAGGGGAATCCGACTGTAACGGTCATATCTGCGTAAGCTATGGTTCGGGTTTTCACCAAGCGGTCAAGTGTTGTGGGATTTCACTCGACCGATACCAGCCGGACGGTCTCTCACCGCCCTTAACAGTAGTCCTAACTGGTGTAGAGGAGATTACATACCTATCTCGGAAGAAAAGGTATATGGTGTGTTCGTCCTGTCCAAAATGCTAAAAACAGGACAACGGTAACGGTAGGAGTCGAACCTACATAACCGATTGAGTACGTTACCTAACCTTGTGGCATTTTAAATATTGCATTATCCAATTTGAAAATGTCTGCGTTGTCAGCATTTATAGTGTAAACTGCGTTTAGTTTTGCTTCTCTAAGCAAATCATTAACGCTCTTATCTGGCTCTATATTTTTAAATATTACAGGAAGTCCTGAATATGTCTCATGAATGTTCTGTAACACTTCCATGGCACGCTCCTGTGTGCTGTATTCGCCTATGACACGTTCTTTATCTCCTATAATTGCCAATATATGATTGTAATTTACGTATATAGGCGTACTCTCAAAATCTACCGACAAATCTCTTCTCTGGCTAATTATTCGCATTTTCTCTCTTCTCCCTGTGTTCAAATTGGCATTCCAGCATCTTTGATATGTTCTGTCGGTCACATTTAACGCCGTGCCCCTGCCGGAACAATTCGCATTCTAAAACTTGACCGCATCTGGAACACTCGTCTGTGATTTGCTTGCCGAATATTAACATTGTTTTGACCTCATATCTTTTTCTATAAGTTCTCTCACATACTCTGAAATTGAATTTCCTTTTCTTTTAGATGCCTTTTCAATATAATTTCTCATATCATCATTTATCCTAAGTTTGATTGTGTTTTCTTTTGGGTCTGTTGACATTCTCATATAGCATACTTCCTTGGTCTTCCATTTGCTTCTTTTTGCGTTGTGAGAGCTTCAAAAACGGTCATACCCTTATGATTTATTCTATACAGCACAGTTTCAACTCCAATTCCATAAATTTTGCACCATTCTTTCCTAGCCTTCGTTTCCCCATCAATCGTCCATGTAAGCATTTTCCGTGGTTTCCATTCTGAACTAGGACGTTTATTATTTGCCTGAGTAATTAAGTCAGTCCATCTGCAATTATCAGGTTCATAATTACCGTTTACGTCTATTCTATCTATTGTACATTGACCTCTAGGTGCATCATAATCATATCCATTTTGTATTGCCCATTTACGAAAATTTTCAAATCCACGTTCTCCTAACCACTCTTGGCAAATTTTAATTCCACGCCCGCCGTAATTTTCATATTCTTCTGATTTTTCATTTAAACAGCGGCGTTTCATTCCTAGATAAACTACATATAGCCTGTCTCCACTATAGCCATGCTTAGTGGAAGCTATTCTATTTAGCTCACCATGCATGCAACCACAGCTTTTAATTATTCCACGTTCCCAATGCACAGGTTCAATATTTTTAATATTCCCACAATCACATTTGCAAACAAAACATCTATGTCCATTATCTAATCTGCTGATTCCAATAACTTCTAAGAAATTGTTTTTCTTTCCTATGTAGCTTTCGTCAAATTTTATAATTTGCTTAGGTTCTACTTTAAAAGCAGGGGTCTTTTTTATTTTTGGAATTTTTTTAGGAATTGCTTCCCTATCTCTTATTTTCTTTTCTTTCTGGCATGGACAGGTTTTTATAAGTTCACTCCATTTATTTCTGCCATTAATCATTATTCTATGGATTTCCCTGCCACACTCTGTACATTTAAGGGTTACATCATGACCCTTTGAATTAAAATCATACGTAATGTCAGTTATGATATACACACCATTCATTTTATTAATCTTTGATGAATAGTTGGATATCATTGATTTAGCATTATATTCTCCTATTCCATTATCAATTAATGATTGCAATGTATTCATAACAGGTTATCTCCTTTCTAACTGTGGTACAAAATGAAATCAATGGAGTCGTTTTGCTGACTTAGTAGGGGCTGTCTCGTCCGTTCTTCCGACCCCCACCCCCCTGCCTGCCAGCTCCATGTTATCAATCGAACATACGTTAACTATTCGCAAAATATTAATTTTACGAACTATTTCAAATCCAATTAAAAACCTTGAAACCCTTATAAATACTGCATTCTAGCTGTTTTCCTTATCTTCCAGTACTGCATTGTTGCCCTGTATTTGTCCAATAGTGCCATTAATTGCACCGAGTTGCGGTAAATCTGACAATGATATAGCTGTATTAGATGCCTTTTCCCTGCTGACACCGGGTAGATTCCACTGGTAATGCCTATTAAGGATTGCCAGTATACCTACTGGGTTCTTGTTCCCTGTGGCAAGCTTATCACTTAAAGATTCCTCACGATACTCATATAGTTTTTTGTATACGGTAAATCCCGCTTGACTCAGTTTTCCGTTATTATTCCCCCAGTTATTAATGTTTTCTGTATCTATTCCTGTAATATTACTAAATCCTATAATAGATACCTCTTTATCATACAAAAAACATAAGTCTATATATATATCACAGATATTATTAACTAACTCATAATCATATCTGTTAAAATTACTAGATATAATATTATTAGATATATTAATGTTAGTCTTAGCTTTAAGGATATCCTTAACTGGGAAGACGATCTTACGGATATACCTTAACGCAGCATTCCATACACTCTGAGATTCTTTCTTTAGATCCTCTATGCTGTGCGACTCACAGAACATAGATAGAGCCATAGCTATATCATTTTCGTATATTTCCATTCCCTGATCCGTTACTTTCTCCATGGTCCTGTCACACCTCCTAGAAAAATAAAAAAGCCGAGAAACAAAACTAAAAACACTAGCACTGTTTAAATGCTATATGCTTTTGCGCCTTGCTCTCGGCAATTCCTTAGAATAAACGGTTATGTACCGTCCTTAAATCTTAATCGTAAAGCTCTCGTATGAGCTTATATACATAATATAACACATTTTATAAAAATGCAATAGGTTTTTTTAAAAAAATTATCCAGTAGGTAAACGGTTAATATATCCGCAAATGGAAATTTAAACCGATAATAAAAATCTGTCTTTAAATCCAAAATTTAAAAACGTTTTGCACTTAACAGGAAATTTTTTGTTGTCTCGCGCGTATACGCGATATATAACCTATACTAACCTTACCTAACCTACGTATACAAAATGTATACAAAATGGAAACAACGGGTAAATTGTGGAAACATTTTAATGTCTAAAACGGTGGTTTATCTGGTAGTTGTATGTCGGTCAGAGTCGGCTCTTGCTCTACAGGCTTAATAATACATGTCTTCCTTGCGTTTATCTCTTCCTGTAGCTTCAATAACCGCATACGGTTGTCTGTTTCCTCCTCTTCTGTCGGCACATGCTTCTTAAATGCCCTAGAATCAATTTTAATATCGTTGTCGATAATTTTATCGTCAAAGTCATTTTCATTTGTCCTAGGAGATTCTGTGACGTTTGAGAGGTATTCTGTATTGTTACGTAAACCATAATTAGCAAGCCTATCATCAATACAGCTATTAATAAACTCTGTTATAGTTCTATATCCATGCTCTTTGGCTATATTATTAATATATTCCTTATCCCCTGTCTTACGTAATATAGTTATTCTATCATATTTTTCTTTTTGGTAATCATTGATATAGTTATAAACGGCTTTCTTTTTATCCATAATTTAACCACTCCTTTATATAGTTATAACTTAGTTGTAACTATATATAATTATAACGCATATTTCCTTTAAATACAATGTTTTTGTGTATAGTTATAAATTAGTTATAACTATACAATAGTTAATTGCAATAGATAATTGCTTTAAATATGTATAATGCAAACAAAAAGCACCCTGTCGGATGCTCTTATTCTTCCTTATCTTCTTTTTCCTCCTAATTTGTTTTTACAAAATAATCTCTCCGTTGCACTCTATGTACAGCTCGTTACTGTAATTCCAGTAATCATAAGCATCTTTTAAGTTGTCAAAAGTTGCAACTTTATCAAAGCTGTTGTTATCAACAACAGAAAACACCATTTCGGACGTTGCCCATGTGTCTTTATACTCACCGTCTCCGTCCTCATCGTATTCATATTCCTCTATAACATATTCTGTTACGAGGAATAAATGTGGATACTTGTGTACAGTTGATTTGTACTCTTTTAGAGCTTCTCTTGCTTCTTCCAGAGTAGCGAAAGAAGCTACATTTTCACTACCTACAGAATCATAATCAAACGTAATGTCCTGTTTGATCTTAAACCTGTCTTTAAATGGCACTTCTATCTCCCTACTATTAATTTCATATTTCTTTATGTTTCCGTCTCCTTCTAATTTTAAATTTTTATTGACTAATCAAACCAATTATAATACTATATATACATAGCTTTGCTATGGTGTAGCATCCATGACGTGCTACACAGTCGCCACAGTCTACGGTGTGGCGTTGGATTGAAATAATATTTTTTAGGAATTGGTACAGAATAGTCTGTACCTTTTTCTATTCCATGCATACGTCTTTTAAAAATTTGAATCCGGCTGGATTTTCTTCTATCAGTCCTTCATCTTCCAAAAACTCTAAACATTTGCTGTAGAAATAATTCAAGTTTTCTTCCCATGTTCCTGTCATCCACTTGGCATGAGTAATTTTAAATTCAGCGAATACATTATATTCTGGATATTTTTTGTCAGAAAAGCTAATAGGCTCTGAATAAATTTTACCAGAACTTACAAAAGCATATACTTTTGTAGTTGTCTTACTTTCTTTTTTTGTACTCTTGTCTAAATCAATTACATATTTCTTCATGTTCCCGTTCTCCTCTCTTTGCTTGTTACCTGTTCCTTGACTATAATATAGCATATTAGTGCTTAATTGTCAACACTTAATTAGTGCTTAATTAAAATTATTTTTTCATTTTGTCCATTCTTGCCAGTTCTTCTAATATTAACTGTCTCGCAAATGCGCTTGTTTTTAATCCATATGCATTTATTCTGTCTACTGTGCCTTGCGGTAATATTATGTTTATTCTGTCTCTGCTTTCCATACATTTTTTTACTGCTTGCCTGTTTTTTAGTGCTTTTTCATTTTCCGTTACTGACATGCTTCAAACCTCCTTTGCATTGTTATAACTACATTATATATATTAGTGCTTAAATAGTCAATAACTTTTTAGTGCTTAATAATGATGCACAATTTCTGATATAATATTAGTGCTTAATTTTGTGTGTTTTGTCAATATACATTAGTGCTTAATTTATGTATAATACAAGTATCAAATGAAACACAGAAAGAGAGGACGACAACATGAGAATAGTAAAAATTGAAAACAACAAAATTTATAGCACTTCTACACTTTGTGAAAAAACTGATATTTTTGAAATCGTGGAAAAAATTCCTGTCGGCTTTTTCGTATGGAATATCGGTGAAAACATGGGAACACATGAATATATTCCAGTTTGCGAAGATTTACACCCAGAAGACAAAGACAATTACGAGATCAACACGGCAACACTTAAAGCCGTAAAAGTTGCACCGGATGAATGGGAAAAACTCAACAAAGCGGCATCTTGGGGAGTTGGAAACCTCAAGCAAGCAGAAAAAGCCTTAAAGAGCAAACGCCACGGCTACACGTCCGAAAGAAAAAGAGCTGCCGCAGAACTCACAATTGAAATTTTCCGCAGAATTTGCGAATAGCCGAAACGCTCCGATTTTGGAGCGTCAGCCGTGGGATGGTCTCCCGGCTCTGATGATGGCAGACCAGAAAACGAAAGAGAGGTTTTGAACATGGAAAAATTAAAGAGATTGCAGAAAAAGTTATCTGGATGCGGATATGATGCAGAATTAATTACTGTTTACAACCGCAACGGCGAAGATGTTCCTGCATTGCGTATAAATACAGACTACGAAGGACAGTACCCAACTAAAGAGACGCACACGAAAATAAATGAGATTAGAAAATTGTGTAAAAATCACGTTACAGAATGTCGTGGATTTTATACCGCTGTATTTATTTACTAAATGCGAATAGTCGAAACCGCCAAAAGGCGGTCTGTAGGAACTGCCCCACCTGCACTGATGAGACAGGGCATAAAACTAAAGGATGGTTGATTTTATGACTAAAGCGGATTTAATGAAAGAATTAAAAGAGCTTAGCGATACTAAGCAGATGCATATTGACGGTATTACTTGTAATAGCAATAAGGCAGAAATTCAAAATGCTATTGATTGCTTAAAATGTCCAGATGAATTACTAGAAAAGTATTTAATTGTTGTAAGTCTTAAATACGAAAATATAGGGCGTGTGGTCTCTGAAAATGGCGATTTTAAATATCATTCTCACAACAGGCTTTATATTTATAATACAGCAAGGCAGATTTTGAGAGGCAAAAATTAGCAAGTACGGATTTTCCGGGGTTCGATTCCCCGGCTTGCTTTTACACGATAGGGAATAAAAAGACATTTAAGGAGGATAAAGAAATGGGCGTATTATTAGCAAATGAAGAAAATGAAGTTTACAGCGCATACGGCATGACAGTATATTGCGTGGAAAATGAAAACATATGGTTGAAAAACCATGATACAGTGTATACTGCTATCAGAATTGAAAAAGCGGGAGAAGATATAGTTGATATTGGTCTGGATATTAACTATATAGACAAGCGCAATTTTGACAGTTCAATAGATAATTTCCTTTGGTGGATTAATGAGGATAAACCGGGGAAAAGCTACACAGAAAGTGCCGTGTATGCGTGGCTCACAGAATGTAATAATTTCTTGAACTATCGCATAGAATCACGCAAGAAATACGGTAACAAGTCAATCTACAGCCCCATGTAATAGTGGGGCTTTTGCCATATAAGGAGGTTGGCGAATGACAGCAAAAGACTTTTATTTGTACCATAAATCACTTTTTGATAACTGGATTTATGGGGATATCGTGCAAGTATGGACGGATGCAAGCGGTTACACTTGCATCAAATACCAGTCTGGGAACTGGTTTCATTACAAAGTCGCAAATGATCATATAGTGTTTTGGTAAGGGTGGGAAATTTCCATCCTTTTTCCAGCACCCTGTTACCGTAAAGGGCTATGTGTGCGTTATCCGTCCATGTAACCGTATGCAGTAACCGTACCTTGACAAGTACATAAAACAGGCGTAGAGTGTTTATAACTATATCCGTGCTATAATTGTACCCTGTAAGTTTTAAACTGCCTTACAGTGGCTTACAGTGCGTTCTGTTGGTATATCCGTTATGCGTCTATGCTCTATAGCCACCAGATACACGCACTTTAGCATTATAAAGTTTTACATTTATTTTCTGGTCGCAATCTTCTAAATATTGCACATAAATCTGGTCACGTTTCCAAAATGGTTTATCCAGTCCAAAAACCACCCCAGGGGGGGTTCAAAATTTTTCCGAATGTTGCGGAAAATCCGAACAAATTTTTACTTCAAAACCGTTCTGAAAATCCCAGTCAGAAAAACACCATAGGGGCGGTCAAATTTTTTTCAGAATATTTTTTTCTCATAGAGATTTTTAGGTACACATCTTTTTTCAACATTTTTCTGTGGAAATTTGAAATTTCTTTGCAAAAATCAATCTTAAATTGCATTAGTACGCAACTTTGCCAGCAAATCATCTAACAGATATATTATCTCTTTCCCATAATCAGCCATGAAATTACACAACCGTTCTTCCAAATCTATAGGTATAGACACATCATGCGAAAAGCACATGACATGAGTTAGTTCATGACAGATTACACGTTCTGTCATGTATGCAGACATACCGCTTGCGATTGATACTGTCTTAGTGTTGTTGTCTGTAACTCCAAATGTGTACGCTCCGTCACTGCGCTGTAAGTCTTGGCTATTGGCAGGAACAAAAGCTAATTGCCAAGGCTGACCGTTTACCGTAAAATACATAGCATACTCCTAACTAAAAAGGCTAGAGTTATTAGCCCTAGCCTATTTCCTTACATCTTAGCCGCAAGTGTGGTAATCTTTGTCTTTGCCATTTGCCGCTCTTCTGGTGTCATATCTGCCAGTAGCCCTGTCAAATCCTCTGACAGTTCTTTCAGATATTCTTCCAGACTGTGCATATTGGCTTCTTTATCCTGTGGTGTAGTTCCCTTGTGCATTTCCTTTGTTTCCATGTAGCCTTTGCGCATCATGCCAGCCCTGCCCTCTCTGCTGTCTCTCATACCACCGTCTTTGCGCATGGGTTCTGTCTCGGTATAGTACATACGTCCTCTTGATGCCCTGTCAAGGTCACGCATACGCTCACGTTCAGACATGGAATCCCAGTCCTGTAAATCTTCCCTGTTCATCATATGCATATATGGCGGTTCTTCATAGCCACGTCTGCCAACGTAACTACCTTTGCCTTTAGGCGCATATCTCCCAGTAGTCTTATAACGGTAATCGTCATAAAATCTGCGATCAAGCATTTCCAGTGCATCTTCTACGTCAGATTCTTCCATGATGTTTGTCAATGTACGGTAATACATGGCTTCCGCAAGGTCTTTAAGCATATCTGTGACTTTTCCCATCTCATCCGTATTCACACTCTCAATGCCTTTGTCACATTCGGACTTTGCACATTCAGACAGTTTTTCAATTATATCATGCATTCTCTTGATATCCATAATATACGCCCCCTTATGCTTCCCTTGTTGCAATTAAGTTGCTGTTCTGAACCTGTATTGTCTGTGCAGACGTATTTTCAACAGATACTGTGCTACAGCATCCCTTTGGAACATCAATGTATGCCTGTGCGCTTACGTTGAAAAGGTTCTCAACAGCCGCAGGGGTAACTATCATTTTTGTTGACTGCAATGGTTCTCCGTCTACAGAAATAGCAAGTGATATGGCATCCACTGTACCGCCTGTCGGTATCTGTATGTTCCCCGAATATCCCACAAGATATCTTGCCCTGCACTGGTTTGTGATTCCCCTTAATTTAATGATTCCACTGCCCTGTCTATGGACAATGCAATTTGTACCGTTTACTGCTGTTTCTGTGAAAGCTACATCCTGTCCAGCTTCTACCGTCTGTAATGCAATTGCTGTAATTTCCATAAATTTACCTCCATAAAATTGAAAAGGGCAGACTATACTGCCTGCCCTTTAGTTTCCTGTAACACTGCTATACGCAGACATAATCTTTGATTAAGTTACCGATATTCTGTTGTTAGCATCCACAGCCTGTATTGCATCCACATCCGTTGTATGCGTAACCGTAGAGGTTAGATGCAGGGAATGCCGGTACAGGTGTCGGTCTTACAGCGTCAATAATCTGGTTTGTCTGTGCGCTCATCGCTGAAGTCAGAAGTGCATTCTGTCTATCCTGTGAAGCAGCTCTTCTCAAATCGTTATTCTCTGCCTGTAAGGTTGCGATCTTGTCATTTGTCAGGAAGTCAAGAATTGCTCTTGTTCCTGCCTGCTGGCTGTCGATAATGTCTCTTGTATTGCTGTTCATGGTGTTCTGCAAAGCACAGGTGTTAGTTGCTAAATTATAATTAATTCCCTGAATAGCTTCACGGGTTTCACAGCAACAGTTAGCAAGCTGTGTCTGCAAAGCATTTGTATTCTGCATATTAGCAACCGTATCAGCGTTGATCGCCTGCTGGATGCCGTAGCCGGTCTGTAAAATGTTTGTGTTGATGCCATTCATGCCGTTTTGTACTGCATAGAATCCGTCACAAAGTCCGTTTGTAATGCCATCAAGTTTTGACACAACCGCCTGATTATCAAATCCTCTCTGTAAGTCAGCCTGTGTAACTGCACTTGTTGAGTATGGTGTCGCTCCACCATTATTGCCATTTCCCCAGCCACCGAAGCCACCGCCCCAGCCACCGAAAATTGCAAAAATTACAACTATAAACCAAAGCCATCCACCGTCAGCCCAGTTACCGTTGCCATTTCCGTTTCCGTCAATATTCGCTACTAATGGAACGGATGCACAATTGTTTGAAAACATACTTTTTACCTCCATTAAATTTATTTCTAATCTTGCAAGAATTAGCTTTTATAAATTAAACTGTTTTTTAATTTGGTTCATTGCTTCATCGGGATTCAATCCCTTTTCTTTGCACAAATTCCTAGCCATCTGCTCAATGCCCTTGGTGTCTCCGTTCTGCGCCATCTGCATAGCGTTCTTGGCTATTGGATTCTGCATTATCTGACTATTACCCATAAGCTGTTGTACAATCTGCTGTGGGTTGCCACTTTGCATCATTTGCATTAACTGCATTGGATTGAACATACTTAATCATCCTTTCTCTGTGACTGCGAAGTTTTTCTTTGAGATTGCAAAGATTTTTCTAACTGCCCTAGCCTGTCAGATATTTCATCAAACTTGCTCATAATACCCTCTGTAGCTTCGTCAGAAAGCTCACATTTCAATTTTTCTGTATCGGTCGGTACATTCTTAGGATCGTTATCCAAAACAGGCTTATAAGTAACTGTGCGGATTGTACCGTCTGCATTCCAGCTCTTGGCATATACTTCTGACAAGTCCTGCTTTGGAAAAAACGCAACACTACCGTCCATAGGTACATCATTTGCTGTTATCTGACTCATCTCCGAAATTATTTTCCCGTTAATTCCCTGTACAATCTGATTCTGCTGGTATGTATTTGGCATGTTCTGCTGATAATCTATTGCTCTGTTTTGCACCTGTGCCAGTGGGTTATAATACTGCGGATATCCCTGCTGGTTCTGCTGTAGGTAATATGGATTCACATACGGTTGCATATTGGTTCTCCTTTTTCAACTTTTCAGTCTCATATAATATGTTTGTATCATCATAAGATAGGTATTTAGTAATCTGTTCCTGTTGATTGCATATTCTCATTAACATCTTTTAATACTTCCTGTATCGCATGGGTCATGGCTACTTGATAGATTGTCGGTATCGCCTGTACATCTTCCCTAGCACATAACTTTTCTATGATTTCGTCCGTTTCAATATTCATGGGTTATTCCTCCCTTTGTAATTATCATAAAACAAAAAGAGCCATTAATAGCGACTAATAATTGCCACTATAATGACTCAAAAATGTAGTAAATATGCGCATTAGCACTAACCCAATACCGTAGGTATGGTACTATTTTACTGCTAAATTAATATACCTATATTAGCAGTAAATATATACCATTGGATAGCATTATAGCTGTCTCTTATACACATCTGACGCTGCCGACGAGCGA